GGGAACGGAGGCATGCGTTTTCCCCTATCCTCATAGATGACACTCCTCTCATCCTCACCAGGCATCCATGACACCCTAAACCTACCGTGTCTGTCTGGTGTGAAGACAACCTTCTTGTCCTGCTCCTCCCAGATGAAGTTGCCACTCACAACAGGGTTAGGGAACAGATCCTGGTTGTAATCTATCTGCTCGTATATCTTACCTATGTTGAACAGACTGCCGTCGATGCTGTCTCTGAACGCTTCGTCCTCAGTGAACGGGAACTGACGTACCACCTCATTGAGTTCAGAGGAATCAAACTTAAGCGACTCACGTTCGTTCTTCAGGTACTCCTTGGCACCGATCAGTATAGGCGCACCATCAAGCCCATCAACAGGCTCCTCAGGTGTCTCAACGATAGGGTTGCCGTACACATCAAAGAAACCCTCAAGGGCCTCATAAGCTGGTATGAATATCCTGTACAGCCCAGAGGTAGTCCTACCGTTCTGGTTTCGCTTCGTTGGGTCGCTGTCCTCCCATAGCTTCTTGTACTCCTCACCTCCCTTGCTCATTGGGTTCACCGTGCTACCCACCATAGCCTTCCCAACAACTCTCCTACCAACAATAAGACAGGTTCTTTGGATACGCCATGCTTCTCTTATGTCAGCAGGGTCCTCCCACTTACCAGCCTCATCGAGATAGAGCATGTGAAGTTTCAATCCGTCATAGGCGTTGTTGGTCGTGTTCTTCCAGTTGATGATGGTGTCAAGTGCCTCACCCTGAATAGCAGTCTTGTTCTTCTTGGTGATACGCTTTGATGGCTCACGAAAAGCAAGTTCCATCCTTGGGTTGGTGGTACCATCCTGGATAGGTTTGAAGAAGAACGGATAACCCCTGAACATGTTCACGACCTTGTTCATGAAGATGTTCTCCTGAGCGTCCTTACCAGTCTTGGATTGTATGCCCAGAACCTTATTCTTTACCTGAGTCGCCTCATCAGTAACGACCGCTGAGCACATGTTAGTGTATCCAGAACGGCGACACTTAGTATAAAGCTGGCCCAAGCAGCGAGGATCAACTTCACAAGCAGCCATATGTAAAAAGATCTCGCGCTGGAACGCAAGATAGCTAGGGTATCCGACATCGATCTTTGTCCATTGCAGCATCATGTAATGCCTGCCCGTAATATACGTTGGTGTCCCGTTGTTCATGAACCACACACCCTCTCTACGTCTACGAAACTCCTGCTCTATATAACCCTCATACATATCCCTGAAACCCTTTGGCTTCTCTAACCACTCATCCATGGATTTGACTTTGTCCATGTCCTGCGGAACAGGCACACGCATCCATTTCTGCTCCTTCTTTGGTTTATCAGAGAACAGTATGTCTTTTTTTGGTGGTTGCTTGGGCAGCACAACAAGAAGCCCATGGAGCTCAATAGCCTCACCATGGGTTTCATTAGGGTCAATAACTATACCCTCTGTGCTGTATCCATCAACCTTTATTAGCATCCGACAAAAACTTTTTTGACTTGTTTAATGCAGACGCTATTACCTGATGCATATCGTAATACTTGTACTCAGCAAGCCTACCTCCGAATATTACGTTTTTCTCTTTTGATGCCATCTCCTTGTACTTGCTATACCTGACCTTACTCTCTTCGTCATAACATGGGTAGTAAGCCTCTTTACCTCTATAGTATTCATCTGGGTACTCCACACTGACAACGGTAGATTTTGTTTTTGGCCTATTGGCTTTTAGAAAAAGTTTGTGTTCTATAACCCTTGTGTACGGCGTGTCTTCGTCTGTGTAGTTCATTACAGCACAACCTTGAAACACATCTTGAGCATACTGACCGTGTTCCCAACGAAGTGACCTGTAATTTAAATCTCCCTCTGAGTAGTTAAAATAAGCATCAATTGGTCCAGTATAAACTACAGTATCAGCGTACTTGTCTAAGTAGTCTTTATTCTTTAAATAGCATGTGTTTAGCTGAACCTTGATGTTTTCATGATCAAGTATATTCTCAATCATACTTGTGTATCCATTAATTGGAATGCCCTCATACTTATCGTCAAAGTACCTTGAATCCCATTCAAACCTCAACGGAAGCCTTTTAATTATACTTGCTGGAAGCTCAGACGGATCAACACCCCATTGTTTCTTGGTGTAGCCTTTTATTAACTTGTTGTATATCGTTTTACCAACAGACGAGATAGCGTGATCCTTGAGGCTATTCTTGGGAGCAAGTGTGTACGACTGTGACTTTATCTTTTCTTTTGCTTCGTGAGCAGTACTAACACCCCAGAGTTGATTAAACGTCCACATATTAAAAGGAAGCGAGTACACCTTTCCGTTGTTGTTTGCAACAGGAGAGAAAGCTGTATGCTCGAACTCAGCAAATTTATTTACCCAATCCCATATAAACTTGTCGTTCGTATGAAAGATGTGAGGTCCATACATATGAACATCAATACCAGTGGCTGATTTCTTTGTGTAGCAATTTCCGCCTATGTGATCTCTTTTGTCAATAACAAGGCACTCATGACCATCTTCAGCACACTGTCTTGCAAAGACACTACCAAAAAGACCAGACCCAACGATTAATACTTTACTCATTACAGTTGCTTTCAAACATTTTTATCCACAGCCTTTCAAAAACCCATGGAGCTCTATCTGTTGAATCATGTACGCTTTTAACATTTTTCCACCATTCCAGTGGCTTATTTGTTATCATGCTTGATGGTACTATGTACTGAGCCCCAACACAAAAGTCATAACTATCAGAACTAGGAATGCCTATTCTGTCAGATGTGCCTGATACGTCAATACCTGAGTCATGAGGTCTACCATTCCCATCACAGGAAAAAACATCACCTAACGGAAAAAATCCACTTGTGTGTGACTTAATCATTGTTGATAAATCACAATGGTCAAAAGGATTTCCTTGACAAAAAACTATATAATCCGTTAACTGATCATAGTTATTTATTATGTGGTGCAAGAATGTATCTGACTCCCTATTTATATTTTCTAAGGAGACACACTCCCTATCTAAATGATCGCCCTTATTGTATACATACAGGTCAAAATCAATAAACTGATCAACCCAGCTAACATCTTCGTTGTACCTTGCAACAACAAGCGACTTTTGATCACTCATAATAGAACTGTTACGTTGTTTGTATGCCAGGCCACTTAGCCTCTAACTTTTCCCTGTACTCCCAGTACCTTCCCCATGCTGGTCCTCTCTTATTCAGTGTGACAGAATGATGATTGAGGTATGAATCATTGTTTTCTAATCGAACCTGTGGTGGGGCTTCTTGTGAATTAACCAGCATAGTATATACCTTATGACCAGTGACAGATTTTGCCTGAGCGCAATAATCCTCAACATACAGATGATAGTCATCAAATGTCTCCTCATCAAAAGTTATCCCATGACTCTTGTTGACAACGAGAAAACAGCAATCTGCTGTGCATAGCTCATGAACACGAGACTCTGATGACCAATGGTAGCTTCCGTTGTTATCAACACCAACCATACCAAGCGCAGCAAACTCACCAACCTCTGATATAGTGTTGTCTATCCTTTCTACAAGATCACTAGAGAATGATACGTCTTGGTGAGTTAGTATGACTATGTCGTTTGAACTCTTTGACAGTATCTCGTTATAGTTTTTTGCTGGCTTGTTCTTGTCGTTCTGAGCTATAACTTCAATACTTGTGTAAAGGTTACCTATGCTATGACCAAGGAAACTCTTGTGTACATCATAGTCATGAGCGATGTAACCAATAGTCACTGAATCAAAATTTTTTGTTTTCTGCATTTTTCATATCATCTTTAACAACAGATAGAAATTCAGATGAGGATGAAGTTGTTTGCAGCTCCCCCTGAACAGCCTTCAACAGGCTGAAAGCATTCTTAGAGTTGTTCACTATCCAGTTGTCACCGTACCAAACCTTGTATTCCTCTGGCACTGGAACCCAGTCATCCTTCCTCATGAAGATACAGCAGCCCCAGCCAGCACCTATATAGTGACCTGGCATGACACCAATGGTAGTATCCTTTGGATCCATCTTGTAGGACCCTGGGTGAAGACCTATCACGTTGCCTCTGTCATTCAAGAACTCCTCAACAAGGCATATACCGTAGTCGAAGTCAATGTTTAAGTCGTCATTAATGATGCAAAGCAACAGGTTATTGGCCTTTTTAACACCCAAATTCCAAGCAGGGTTGACATATATGTTCTCCTTCTGCTCGTGTAAACACACCTTGCTATCTATATCAAACTTTGGCCTTGCTGAAGGATCGTTGTCTATGATGATAATTTCATCAATGTTATCACTTGCGCACAGAGTATTAATAAGCCTTACCGTCCTATGTGATC